GTTTTGTTTTGTCAATACCAGTAACAGGGTCAGGCCTATCTTTGATGACCTCTCTTACTTTCTTGATTTTTCGTGGGTCAATATAACGTAATTCCTTGATACCTTTGCGTGGGTCTTTCTTATCAATTACCTTATGATAATAGATTCGACCATCAACGTACCATCTGCGAAAGATGTCATGACCTTTCACATTGAAATCTAATAACTGAAGAACTCTATCGAACTCTTCATGAATACGTTTCTTGACTTTATCGGAATACTCTAATCTGTCTAGACGAACAGAAACAGGTGCATCGAACTCATTTGAAGCGATGCCTTCACTAACGATATCTTCAATTGCACTATCACACTCTGGTTGAATTGCAATATCACGATAACGTCTGATTAAATCGTTTTCAGTTTTATCTCGACCATCAACATCTAATGTTTGACTATAGAAACCGCCACCAGCGACTTCAATAGTACCATCATCAGATGAAGGGAGAGTAAAAGACTCTCCCTCATCCTTTGAACGAGTAATTTTGAACCCAAATAACTCAGCCATAATATTTCTAACTCCTAATTTACACTACTATTTAGTAGTCTTTTTAGAAGTCTTATATGAAACTAGTCGTGAAATGCGTGTATCTCCAAGTTACAGAGAACTCTTCAATTGCACTTGCAGTTTCAAAACTCAACTCAATGGGTGCAATAACAGTAGGCATACAATTTTGTAACTCATATTGTTTCAAAATTGCATCATCTCTACCTAATTGTTGCACTGTCAATGTCGCAGTATACTGATTGACATCTGGTATACCAGTATTATCTACTAAGTTATTCATTATGTTTGTCCAAGATTCGATAGCATTTCTGATATCAAAATCTGTATCGTTAATGAATGTCGAATCCCAAGTTTCAAATTCTCTGTCACCAGCAATATACAGGTTTCTACCTCTGAACGGAACTGGAATTTCTGTTACAGTTTGTCCAGGCAGAGCTGCAGCTTTACATAAGAATTGTGACTTATTTGGGATTTGAATAGCAGCTGATGGAGTTGTAAATATCACTCTAAACTGGTTAGCACGAGCACCACCACCAGTAAGGTTTGCTTTAAATTGGTCAATAGTTGCCATTTTTATTACCCTCCAATCTCACTGAACGCAACCCCTGTTCTCACAGCGATAAAGTTCAGTTGGATGAAGTTAATTGAACGAGCGGGTTTGATGAAGATATCTGCAACAAACTCATTACGGTCAATGACCTCACCTGTGTTATTTGTACCATCACATACTACACTAAAGTCTGTGATACCTCTACGACCTTGAATATCTCTCAAGAACGGTTCTACCAAGTTACGGAACTGTGCCTGAGTAAAGTCATCGTTGAACTCAAACAGTTGGAACTTAGCAGCGGTTGCAATTGCTTTCTCAAGTAAGATAAACAGTCTACGAACATTGATGCGGTCAAATGCACTTGGTTTCGCAAGAGCAGTTTTGTCACCAAAGAGAACTGTACCTTGGCCTGGGAATGTTACCACAGGGTTAATTCTTGCCGGATAGAGAATATCTCTTTGCGACTTAGTTGGATTAAACGCAAGTTTAATCGCACCACGAATTTGACCTCTGTTGAAACCGCCAGGCGAGAAGAATGGGTCTGCAACATTGTCTGTGTTTGCACAAAGACCAGCGATGTCACCATTCAATGGAACAAAACGATATACATCGTTAAACTTGTCGTACATATACTTGTATCCACTATCGAATACTGCATAAGACGAACTTGAAAGTCCATCAAAGAATGTTTTCACGTTAGTTGCCTGTGTGAAACTCTGTGCAATGTTAACCACATCTGCCCTACGAGGTGAGATAAAGACTACAACATCTTTTCTTGCCTCTGCAATGTCGATAAGGTTAGTTGCGTGAGTAGTTCCATCTGCACCAGCAGGAGCAGTACCAGCCATGATAAGGTTTACATCAACTGTTTCAGCGTCTGCAAACTCATCGTATGCAAGTTTCAGTTCACCAACTGTTACAGCATAATCATCTGTACCACCAGCAAGGTTATCATCTTTAACACCACCACTACCAGCAGTTGATGCGAAAGTTGTACCAGCAACTGGGTCTGTACCAGCATTAGTTAACGATGCGTCATGGTCTAACCAGTAAA